GCCTGGTACTCAGTGTTGGGACAAAATAGTATTGGCGCGGGTATTGTCGGATGAATGCTTGGTAGATTGTCCACGGGTAGCACGGCAGATCGTAGCGATAGTTCGCGTAGATCATCGCGACGTTGCGCACCGCAAACACCGATTTGACACCGGGCTCGGTATCCAGAGGAATGTCCGCCAGCCGGTAGCGCTCCTGAAACGCCTGTGTCGTCCAGATCGGCTCGACTTCGACCGAGAGTACTGCGCCAGAGCCGGTCGGATCGGTAATCGTCGCAGTGGGCTGCTGGTAGCCGTCGCCGCCGAAGACGACGGAGACGCTGTCAATCTTCCCGGCTATGAGGATAGCGAGCGCTGTAGCTTGCGAGCCGTTCGGGTAGGGAAGGCTCTGATTCGGATAATCCGGCGTGCTGACGACGACGGTCGGATTGGTGTAGCCGGAGCCGCCGTTGGTGACGTGGATTGAAACAATCGCGCCCGAGGTCGGCGGGGTGACGCGGATCGATTGCGTCCGCATCGCGATCTCTCGACGCGCTCGGTTGACGTAACTCGTCAGATCCTCGGGATTGGTCTGGCGCTGACGCTGCTCACGGAGGAAGCGCTGGATCTGCTGTTGATATTCGAACAGGGCCATCTTATCCTCTGCTCGCTGCGGAGGATCGTGGGTTCGAATCCCACCGGGGCACCCAGCCGACAGCCAATCCGCGGGTAGCCGAGTCCAAAGGGCTGTGACACGGCCAGCCACGGTCCGCGGAACGCCCGGCCCGCTTAACAGGCGGAGACCGTTCAAAAGCTGGGCAGTCCCGTAAGCTCAAGCGGTCAGAGCGCCGCAGCATCAACCGCCCGCCCCACGCCCGCCCTGAAGCGCCAGCTTGTTCGGCAGCGTGACATCAGGAACTTGCTCGAAATTATCCGGCAGCACGTCCGGCGTCGCCGCGACTCGCGCCCGGCCCATCAATTCCGTAAACCGCTTCATCATCATATCGGCGTCGGCCTGGCGCTGGAGCTGCATCAGCGCCAGCCACGCGGCGTAGAACGGCACCGCGTCCTGCCACAATGGAGGAATGGCTTCGGCTGTCGTGTCGTCAACCAGCGGTACGGGCGCGCATTCAACGTCGGCCGGACAGACATACGTGTCGTCCGGCAACGGGTCGAAAAACAACGTCCCGGCCTGCCCTTGGCCGAGCTGGGCCCAGACTTTCGGGAAGCCGCTCTGCGGGACCGGGTTGTTGAGATGGTACTGCCCGAACCACTCGAATGGGCGGGATGTTATGGTCTTCTGGCCCGACGCGACCTGATACCAAATCATCCGCACATCGTTCGGCCCCAGGATGCCTAAAGTGCCGGGGGCAAATGCTATCGCCGAGAACGGATAGCTTTGGACCCCAACCGCGAGAGTAAGGGTCGCGTATTGGCGCACGCACTTACCCTGTCCTGAGACTTGCCCGCGGGCCGTGTTGATGTAAACCAGCCACTGCGGATTCGTGATCAGCGGCGTCGGCGAGTTGGGCGCCTGGATTAACGCCTGCGCAGCTGTTTGGTAGGCGGTGAGCACATCAGCCGGTGAAGCCGTAGGGCTGCAACGTCACCGCGACCGTCGTTGCAGCAACCACGGTAGCCGGATTGGTCGTCGCGGTCGCGGCGGTGCCGGCGCCGTTCACCGTCAGCGTCGGCGCGGTCGTTAACGGCGCGCCGAAATTCACCAGCAACAAGCCGGTCAACGTTCCAGCCCCCGCGAGCACACAGTGCGCCGTTGCGTTCGTAATAAGCCCGGCAGCAAGCGCCGGGTCGGTCGGGTCGGGAATAATCACGATCGGGGGAGCCGTCAGATATCCCGCGCCCGCCGATGCCCCTGAGACCGTGATGGCGGAGACCGCGCCTGCGCTGAGCGTTGCCAAAGCCGTCGCAGCTATGCCGGGAGCGGGCGGCGCCGGGATGAACACAGTCGGCGTCATCGTATAGCCGGAGCCCGCAACGTCGACGGTGATGGCCCCGACCGCGCCGCCGATCAGCGGTTGCCACACCGAGTTCCCGGTGCCGGCGGTGACGGTTGTCGTCCCCTGCGCATAACCGGAGCCGGCGGCGGTGACGATGCCGCCCCACGCCGCATCCGAGACGTTCATGACGCGGATATTGAAACCGTCGCTTTGGAGTACCTCGTAAAGCTCGGCAGCCGGCGCGACAATGTTTGCCCACTCCTGACGGACAGGATCTTTGTACTGGATGGAGCAGGCAGCGCCCGAGCCGGCAAGCAGATGCACTAACCAAGTGCCGCGCGGGAGCGTCAGCGTGCTGGCGGCGCGCAGGATCGTCTGGTTGGTCGCGGCCGAATAAGGGGTGTTGTTGAGGACTGACGGATAGAGGGCTTGCGGTGTCGGCAGACCCAAACCAGGACCACTGAGCATTAGATTATCGCCCCCTTATATCAGAAGCCGGCATTGAAGACGCCGGTAACGATCGCGTTAGCAACCGGCTTGGCGGTCACAATGTTGTATCCAGTAACCACCACCCCCTGCTGCCCGATTTGCCCCAGCGGAATCAGCGAGTAGAAGCCGGAGAAGTCGAACGCAGCGTCCTCCGACAAGAACATGGCGGTGTATTTCATGTTTGGGGCGAACACCGAACCCTGCGGCACCCAATGGTCGGCATAGATTGGGACGCTGGCGACATTGAGGTTCGGGAAGGACGACCTGATCGGCGTTCCCATCCCGTACTCGTTGCCAGGCCGCATGAAGACCTGCTCGATCCCGATGAAGTCTTTATTCAGCTGAGAGAAATCCGAGGGGTTCATCGAGACGAAACTCGGGGCCTCGCCGCCGGCCACGTCGGTCATGTGAATGAGAAACGTCGACATCGAGGCTCTGGTGAACCCGGCCGTCGCGACTGTTCCGGACCCGGAGGAGATCGCCGAGGCGGCGTAGACCTGACCCTGCCACGACGTATTGCCCGGCGCGTTCCGATTGATTCCGCCATAAGTCGCAACGCTTGTGCCGTTGTCGAACCCGTCGACAAAGCTGTTCGGCAACAGCGTGTTGGTCGTGACGTTGTTGTTGAGGAAGATCAACTGCCCCATGTTCTGCACGGTGACCGACCACACGTCGTTCATCCGCGCCTTCAAGAGCGAGATCTCCCGGTCGGTCGCCTGAATGACCGACTCGCCAAACGGCAGCGGGACGGGCACGACCCAATAGACTAACGGGAACTGCGCGTTCTGCACGCCCGGCGTGATCACTGGAGCGTTGAACCCGCCGCCGTACCCGGTGAATTGCCCCTGGACCATCGACTGGCCCTGGATCGGGATTGTGATCTGACTGAGACCGCCCGCCGCCCGTTGCGCGCCGCCCATCAAGTAGAACAGCGTGGGAGTCGCGAAGTATATTTGAACGAACAGGCGCGGGATGAAAGCGCGCCTGTTTACAGCCGTCAACTCGGTGTATAATGCACCTGTCGGGACGACACCCTGGCCTGGCAAAGGCAACGCCTATCCCCCTATCTTTGCGACCGCACGTCCCGCAGGGTCTGCTGGATCGTCTTGTTGAGCCACGCTTCGCTGTCGCCGTTACTCTCAAGCAGCGGCTTGAGATCCGGCGCCTCGGATTCCGGCACGGAGAGGAAATCCCATCGGTTCCCGCCGGTGGCGACGGGCGTGGGCGGCGGGAAGCGGCGCTCGTAGGCGGCGATCGCGTCGCCGTAATCGAGAATGCCCTGCTCCGCCTTGAACTCTTCGAGAACCTTCAATCCATCGGCGTCGTACCCGGAGCGCCGGGCGATCTCGCGGCCCGCGTTGAGGTTCTGTTCCAGCTCGCGGCGTTGCTGGTTCTCGCGATCGGTCTCGCGCTCGGTCTTGAACGCGGTGAGGAATTCGTCAAGCTTGGTGTTGATGGCCCCGAACCGCTCGTCGACTTCGCGTCGAATGATCCGGTCAGGGGCTTGTGCGACCCGCTCGTCGACCTCTGCGATTGCGTCGATCAGTAGGGGGCGAGACTTCGGATTGGTCAGCGCCTTGTTGTAGGTCTCAGCCAGCTTGCGGTAATTGCTGAGTTCGGTTTCGTCGATTTCGACCAGCGCCATCCGCTCAATCCTTGTTCGCCACGTGCTCGACATTCATCGGCTGAGCCGGCTGCCAATCGGGATGGATCGGCTGCGGCTTCATGGGGCCGGTGAGCGGGCTCGTCTGGCGCGCATCGACGCCCGCCTGAGCGGGTCCGCGCGTGTAGTTCTGAAACAGCTTTTCCGACGCCATCAGGTCTTCGACCCGGCATTCGGCACGTGGCTGATACCAAGCTGACCAGACTGCGACGGCGATGGCGGTGTGCCCGCCAGCTGCGCCTTCTCGAAATCGATGCGGACGATCTGCTCGTCCTTTTTCGGCAGCGACTTCTGGGAGTTCTGGAAGATGTTGAGGTTCGACATGACGGCTCCTTACGCGGCTTGTGGCGGAGGTTGCGCAGGAGCGCCGCCCTGCCCGCCGCCCATCCCGCGCATCAGCGCGGTGTTCGCGGAGGACTGGCGCTGCTGCTGCTGCAGCCGCTGAAGTTCGGTGTTCATCACCCCCGATGAGACCGCGCCGGGCGGGACATGCTTGGCGAGCATCTCCTCGGCTTTGCCGATATCGCGCCACGGATCCGATCCGGGCGGGAAGCCGAGACGGGCAGCGCCCATCAACTGCACGATAATCGCGATCTTGGGGAGACCCGCCGCCTGGTTGCCGCGATTCGCAACCGGCATCGCCGCTGGGGACGATCCGGTCGATTGCGGCTCTGCGCCAGGCGGCATCGCGCCCGCTGGACTGGACGGAGCACCGCCAGAGGGCGCTCCACCTGGCATAGGCATGCCGTCAGCCATCAGCGGTCACGGGTCTTCTTCTTGGGGTTTACCTTGCGCTTGTCGCGCATCAACGCCGCCGCTTTGAGCGACGCATATACCGCTCGCGGATCATTTACCGCCTGCGGCCGCGCTTGTGCTTGCGCTTGTCGCGTAGTCCGACAGGTGCGAACATGATGCTCTCCATCTCGTTGTGAACGAGGGGAAAGCCAGAGAAGGGCACGGCTTTCCCCAAACGCTCCGAGTATGGATCAGCGCAGGACGGCAACCCCTATTGGTTGCGCCGTGAAATAATATGGATTATATCGGAGGTCATGGTGAATGCGCCGGAAACACTGTCGGCCAAAGAAGCGGCGGCGTACCTCGGAAAGACCTATGACACCTTGATCGTATGGCGCAGACGCAAGATCGGGCCGCCATACATCAGAGAGGTCGGGCGGATCGTCTACTTACGGGCGGATATCGACGCGTGGCGGGAAAGGAACCGATGGGCGTGAGTAATAGCGGATAGCTAAGCCGCCTTCTTGCCCCCGCCGTGACCCCCTGAGTGCCCGCCGATCGCCCGCGCAAACGCGATCGGGTCTTCCTTCTCCAGCTTTGCGAGCATTGCCTGCTTCTGCTGCTGCATCTCCTTGTAGCGCGCCAGCAATAGATCCTTGTGCTGGAACGGCAGTTCCTCGATCGCCGAGTCGCCGCCGATGAACCCAGCCTTGACGCCCCATGAAATCAAATTTTGATGGTCGTCATGGTAAATCGGGCTGGTCGAGTGTGAGTCGACGCTGACGCGGCGATCGGCCGGCAATTGCGACAACAGGAAATCGCTGGCCTCATCTTCCTCGTTCGTCCAGAAGACGCGGGCATCTTTAGCCTGCCACACCGCTAATGATGTATCCGCTGCGGTCGCGCACTGCCGCTCCAACAGCAACGACCGGTCACGCAGTCGCGGGGAGGCGGTACGCATCAGCGTGTCGGCATGGACCCCGGCGCGCACGCCAGGCTCGCCGGAGCCCGACAAAATGTTGCTGAACCCAGACACCCGCTCCATCATCTGAATCAGCATCTCGACAAACCGCAGCACCACTTCGGGGAGTTGCGGGGTGAGGTCGTCGATCTTACCCCCCGGCGGGATTTGAATGACGCCGGTCGTGCGGAACTGCGCCATTAGCTCCATCGGGTCGCCTTCCCACCCCGACACCCCCAAGAGTTTGTCGAGCATGAGCTTGATGATGCGCTTTACATCGTCCAGCGTGCCGGAGAGGGCGCTTTGCAGCATGATCAAATCGACGACTTCCGACCGGCCCCAGAAGTATTTTGCGACAAAGTTCGGCTGGATCAGTGTGTAAGGCAGCGCGTTCGGGCAGAATATGTTGTTGCGCTTGGTCGTGACTTTGCCGTTGTTGTACGGCGCGACCATGATATCCGGATCGATGATCTGGAACGTCGTGTAATCGTCGGTGTCGTCGTCTTTCACATAAAGCTGGTGCATCGGGTAGAGTTCGGCGGCGACCGTTGGTCCCAACGTGCCCATGCTTGGGCTGTTCGAGAGTTGCACAATGCCGCCCGGCATCGGTCGCGTCGCATTCGCCAATGTCGTGTCGAGCACCGCAGTCGAGAGCACTTGGTGCATGAACGAGGACGGCGTAGATGCCCCGTCAGTGCTGGATGATCCGAGGATGCGCTTATAAAGCTTGGCGGCGTCCGGCAGATAGCGCACTCGCCGCCACACTTCAGCTTTGGTCAACATCACCGTCTCGACGACGGCTTCCTGTTTCGAGATGGAGTTTTCGCCCTCGTTATAGACGCCGAACTGCCAAGGCATGACAAGGTCGGCATCGATATCGATAATCCGCAAATCCTCTCCGGTGTCCGCCTTGGTGATCGTCTCCTCGACTGATTGCTTTAGGATGCAGGCGCCGTAGGCAAGCGCCTCCTTGACCCCGAAACCGAAGGTCATGTCGATGTTCTTGTTCTCCCATTCTTCCGAGAGCGCGCGGCCGACGGCGCCGAACTTGTCGATCCATGCCTTTGATTTGAAGCTAGCCGAGGAAATCACGAAGCGGAGCGAATCGGGAGAGAACAGGTGCGACGCGAGCCGGTCGAGAAAGCCGTAGAGCTGGTTGGCCAGGGCGAGTTCCCCGGACGCGCGCCCGGTCTCGATCCACTGCGCGTAGGAGCGATAGGCGGCGGTGCGGATCGACTGGCTGACCCGGCACGTCTCGATGACGTCGATTGCTTGGGTAGTGAGTTTTTTGAAGTCGCGTTCGAGGATCACTCGCTCATTGCAGGACTCTCCAACCCTTCCGCCTCAAATACATTTATGTTTACCCCGCGCGCTCTATTATATGCAGCCGCGGCTTCTTTTTCTCTACGGAAATATCCAACAGTTTTGGAAGATCCTCTTACTGTGATCTGCGTTCTCCATCGATTCTTTGTGGTTGACCAAGAAACGCCCATATACCGGCTGGTGCCGCGACCGGATGAGGATGACGGCCTGCAATTCATCTTATTTTGCCAAACCGTCGCCGGCCGCAAATTTGATTTCCTGTTGTCGAGACCGTCGTGATTTATGTGGTCCGGATTCA